ATGGTGCTTATTTAAAGTTCCAGCAATCACTTAAAGAAATAAAGTATGATGATTTGCTAGAAAAGACCAAACTGTTTGCTAAATCACAGGCTAATGCAGATAAGAAGTTTATTCCACAAGCTAAAACATGGTTAAATCAGAAAAGATACAATGATGAGATAGCTGTAGAAAAGAGTGAATCAGATAGTTCAGATGATTGGGTTATTAGATACTGGAATAATATTGATAATGACAAAGAGAGGGAAAGATTTAGTAATGGGGTTTATTCTGCTCATGTAAAAAGACTTCTTATCGAAGGAAAAATTCACAATGCTGGTTAGATATGCTACATTAGAAGATGTAAAGTATATCGATGATTTAAGAAAGAAGGAGAGTTATAGTTTAGGTTTTATACCAAAGATGGCATTTGAGAGTGCAATCACTGGTCAGAAGAAATCAAATAATAGATGGTCAACAACTTGCAATGATAAACTCTGGGTAATAGAGGAAAACAAAGATTTAGTTGGATATCTATTGATGTCATTTGGTCAGTGGGCAAGAATAACCCATATAGCCATACAAGAAGATGCAAGGATGATCGAAAGAGGAAGGAAGTTATTAACTGAAGGAGTTAATTATGGACATTTGGTTCGTGGTAGAACTACATTTGTATCTGGTTGTGCTAATGATCTTCCGAGTAATTATTTTTGGAAGGCTGTAGGCTGGAAGAAACTTGGTAATCGAAATGGAAAACATCATTCCAATATTTGGAAAAGTAACTCAAAAAGACAAATCAATGTCTATCACTATCAGCAAGGGGGATTATTCTTCAATGACCAACACCAGAACTAAGCTAGTCAACAGACGTATTAATGAAACATTCTCAATACAGAATGTTATGGGAAGTAAATTCTATTGCAGTGTAGGTTATGATAAGAATGATAAGATAAAAGAAATGTTCTATACAGCCAGAGGTAAATCTGGAAGCGACATGGATAGTATGCTTTACGATATGGGAGTGTTGGTTAGTATTGCTTTACAGAACGGAATAAAATTAGAAGAACTTTTAGAAAGCTGTTGTAAGAATGAAGATGGTAGCTTTGCATCACCAGTAGGAAAAGCTCTGGAAATAGCTAAAGGTATGGAAAATTAGGGGGTACAAACATACATGGCACTATCATTTAACCCATCTGGTGAGCTTTATACGGAGTTATTTTGGGTATTTTTATAAAAATATCAGAGAAATTATGATAAATGGATGATAAAGCAGTGATAAAAAATATTGATGATTTGAAAATTTTGGATTAGGTAATAGATATGGCAAAGGCTACAGCAGAAACTATTGAAAAGATAAGACAGGCTTATGTAGCTGGTGTTGAGACACCAGATGGTAGAGACTATCCCAGCATTGAAGAATTATCAAAACAATACAAGATACCAGCGATTACATTGTTTCGTAGGTCAGCAAAAGAAAACTGGAGAGAGCAGAGAGTAAAGTTTACTGAGAAACTTCAGCAAGATATTGACCAAGCAAAGCAGAAACAGCTTATCAAGGAGAATAAAGACTTTGATACAAACAACTTATCCATTGCCAAAAGGCTACAGGATGAGATTGTTTCGGTACTTAACTTATCAGAAAAGAAAAGAGAAGAGGGTATAGAGAAGCCTATGCTAAACCCATCATCATTGTACTCATTAGGAATGGCATTACAGACTTGCCAGAAAGTAGGAAGGTTAGCACTTGGAGAAACAACTGAAAATACCAGCATCAGTAACAAGTCAACAGTACGAGAGACTTTCGAGCTTATTGATGAAATCGTCAGAAACGGAAGTCGCAGTAAACAAAAAGTACATTGACTACTATTACACTTCCAGAGAAAAGCAACAAACACCTTTAGGCGATTGGAATGTCTGGCTTATATTGGCTGGTAGAGGTTGGGGAAAGACAAGAACTGGTGCTTCAGACCTAATAAACCATGCACTTAAATACGAAAATACCATCAATGCAGTTGTAGCACCTACTGCTGGAGACTTGAGAAGAGTTTGTTTTGAAGGTGTAAGTGGGATTATGGAGCTTATTCCACAAAAGTGTCTCAAGAACAATGACTTTAGCTCTTACAATAGGTCAACATCAGAAGTTCATCTGTTTAATGGAAGCAGAATAGTAGGATTTAGTGCAGAACAGCCTAACAGATTAAGAGGTAGCCAGTTTCATAGAGCTTGGCTGGATGAGTTAGCATCATGGAGATATGAAGATGCTTTTGACCAGCTAATGTTTGGATTACGTCTTGGTCAGAAGCCTAGAGCAATAATAACAACTACACCTAGACCAACTAAACTAATACAAAGCCTTTTAAAGCGATCTAACAGGGATGTTTATGTTACTAGGGGTTCTACTTACGAAAACGAAGATAACCTAGCACCATCAGCTTTAGAACAGTATAAAGAGCTATATGAAGGCACTAGACTAGGTAGACAAGAGCTTTATGCAGAGGTATTAGATGATATTGAAGGTGCATTGTGGTCTTACAGTATGTTTGAGAACCACAGAATACATCAAGAAGAGCTACCAGAGATGGCTAGAGTTGTTGTTGCATTAGACCCAGCAGTAACTTCATCAGACAATAGTGACGAAACAGGGATTATTGTAGCTGGTAGAGGGATAGATAAAAGATTTTATGTATTAGAAGATGCAACAATCAAAACATCACCAGACAAGTGGCTTAAAAAGGCAATAGACCTATATTATATTCATCAAGCAGATAGAATTGTTGCAGAAACAAATAATGGTGGCGATTTAGTAGAAAAGCTGTTAAGAACGATAGATGATAAGATAGCTTATAAAAAAGTCCAAGCATCAAGAGGTAAACTTGTTAGGGCAGAACCAATAGTGGCTTTATATGAACAGGGAAGGGTTAGTCATGTTGGCTCTTTAGCTTCATTAGAAGATCAGCTATGTACTTATGCTGGGGGTAGCAACTCACCAGATAGATTAGATGCCCTAGTCTGGGCATTGACAGAACTAATGACAAGTTCTGGTAACATATATTGGAGAGTCAGTTAATGAGCTTATTTGATAGAATAAAAAATGTTTTTGTGCCACAGCAACCAACCTTACAGACAAAGCAATCACCAGTAGTGATGTATAACAATGTCAGTGGAGCTTATACAAGTAAGGATAAGTATGAGGACTTTGCTAAAGAAGGCTATCAGCAGAATGCAATCGTTTATCGTTGTGTCAATGAAATAGCTCAAGGAGCATCATCAGTACCATTCAAAGTGTTTGATGGCGATATAGAACTAGATAATCACCCATTAATAGACTTGTTGAATAGACCATCACCACAGTTTGCTGGTGTTGAGTTCTTCCAAGCAATGTATAGTCACTTACTATTAGCTGGTAACAGTTATGTTTTAAAGACAATGGTAAGTGGACAGCCTAGAGAACTGCACATTCTAAGACCAGACAGGATGAGAATAAAGCCAAGTAAGACAAGAATACCAGATGCTTACGAGTATGTACTTAATGGTAAGGTCGTAGAAAGCTGGGATGCAGACCCAGATACTGGTGCATCAGAAGTCAAACATTTTAAAACATGGCATCCACAAGATGACTATTATGGATTATCACCATTGTCTGCTGGTGCAGTAGATGTAGACCAGCACAATATGTCAGCAAAACACAACTATAACCTATTGTTAAACGGAGCAAGACCATCTGGAGCAGTGATATTCAAACCTAAAGATGAGAGTGGGATGACAGTTCAGCTAACAGAAGGACAAAGACAACAGCTTATGTCAGACTTGGACTTACGTTTTAGTGGCTCAAGCAATGCTGGTCGTACAATGCTGTTAGAAGGTGACTTTGATTTTAAGGAGATGGGATTGTCACCTAAAGATATGGACTTTATCCAGATGAAGAATATGACAGCGAGAGATATAGCACTTGTATTTGGTGTTCCTAGCCAGTTAGTGGGTGTTCCAGACAACCAGACATACAACAATGTGTCAGAAGCCAGATTAGCCTTGTATGAGGACACAATCATTCCATTGCTTAAAAGAGTAGAGAGCGATCTAAATGAGTGGCTTGGTAATGATTTTAATGAGAATGTTAATATCAAATATGACATAGATGCCATACCAGCGATGGCTGAGAGACGTAAGAAGATATATGAAAACGTAGTACAGGCTGTCAGAGAAGGGATACTAAGCCGTAATGAAGCCAGAGATAGATTAGGATATGAGCCAGTAGAAGGTGGAGATGAGGTCTATATTAGTGCAAATCTGTTCCCATTAGGAGAACCAATGGAGTCTGCACAGGAACAAGAGACTACAGAAGATGACGAAAAGTATCTCAGCGATTTGTATGAAACAAAAGAAACAGACTTTCCAAAAGAAGGAGATGACAAAAAGATATCTCTAAGAAACTCTAATTTTCCACAGTTTGATTTTGAGTTTGCAAAGAATGTCAAAGAAGTTGGTGTAGGAAAGCAGATATGGAAAGCTGGTGGCAATATAAGAGGTAATGAAGCCTATCAGTTCTGGGCAAAGGCTAGAAAAGGTGAGATGACAGATGGTGTACTGGATTGGATAAAAGAGAGAGAAGCATGGGGTGCTAGACATTTCCAAGATGGTAAGCAGTTCAAAGGTGGTAGTTTAGAACCTAATCTTTCTAATGTTGCTGGTATTGTTGCACAAATGAAATGGGGTGTAATCGGTACTCTTGGTGAACAAGGAATGAAAGATGTCATTCTGGAACTCACTAAGAAGCTAGAAGGTCGCAAAGAACCAGAAGATAAGTCTTATGATATGCCAGATGACGAATATCTGTTTGTAGAAGAAGAAAAGCAAGTATCAGAGAAAGTCAAAAAAGGATTACAGAACAAAGTAGACAAGCATAATGAAAAGTATGGTGATAATAAAACCAAAAGGGCAACTGTTAGAATGCTAGAAGCTGTATTCAGAAGAGGAGTTGGTGCTTACAATACAAACCCATCTTCAGTAAGGGCAAGAGTAAGATCAAGTGACCAGTGGGCATTTGCCAGAGTCAACTCTTTCTTATTTGCCTTGAGAACTGGTCGATATCAAGGTGGTAAGCATGACAGTGACTTATTTCCTAAAGGTCATCCATTATCTTCTAAGTAATGTTCCTTGCCACAAAACAAGTCAGAAGAGGTAAAGTTCTATCAGCGAGAAAGAACTTACAGGAACAGCTTAAAAGAAGAAGGTCATTTGAAAGACGATTAACACCACAAATACAGAAGTGGTTTACCTTTACTGCCAGAGAAGCAGTTGATTTACTGGAAAGTTCAAGACCAATAGAGCTTACAAAGTCCAGAAACGAATTATCCAAGATATTATCTTCACATTACCAAGCAGTAATAAAGTCTTTTGGCGATAACTTTCATTACATCAAAAGAAAACAGGAAGATAAGTTTGATCTATATTATCGACAGTACATGGTAGAGTTTGGTGGTCAGAAGATTACCAATATGACTAGAACACAACAGCAGAGAATAATCGCTGTTATAGATAGGTCAGAGTTCACTGGTGTAGCCGATATAGGCAAACAGATAAGAGAAGCTAACAAACCAACTATGACAAAAGCTAGGTCTGTACTTATTGCTAGGACAGAAACCCACAGTGCAAGTAATTACAGCAATCACCAAGTAGCAAAAGAAGTTGGAATACCCATGAAGAAAAGATGGGTAGCCACAAATGACGATAGAACTAGAAGCCATCACTCATCTATCTCTGGAACAGAAGTCGGTATGGATGAGGATTTCGAGATTGTTGTTAATGGAATACCTTACAAGATGGCTTATGCTGGTGATCCTAGAGGGGGTGCTGTAAATACTATCAACTGCCGTTGTGTTGTAATGTATGTAGAGCCAGAAGATGTTGTAGTAGATACTACAGAGCCAGAGGTCAAGCCACCAGAGCAACCTAAAGTACAGGATGCTAAAATTGCTTACTTGATAAATAGAGCATCTAAAGAAACTAGAAAACAATATGATGAAGAGTTCAATTCACAATTAACAGACCAACAAAAAATTATAGTCGAGAAAATAGAAAAACCAGATGTTATCAAATTAGGCAGTGGTTATTTTCAAAGAAGTTATGAAGGTTTTGTTGTGTCAGCAAAATTAGGTAGAACTAATAGTCCATCAAAGATAAAATCTAAAGTTATTGCACATGAATATGGTCATCATATTGATTATAAAATAGGCAAAGGTTTTGCTTGGTCTGCACAAAATGAGGATTTTAGAGAAGCTATTGATTTAGATATCAGAGCAATCAGAGGTAAAAAAAGAGGTGCTAATTATGTTATTGATAAAGAATGGCTTGATGAAAAGTATGATGAATTAGCTTATAAAAAAGAAGTCATAACTTACAGTTCAAGAGAACCCAGTAGAATTATAGGAAGAAGAGATAGAACACATTTAAGGAGTGATGGTTTTGGAGAGGTAAGTGATATTATTGATGCATTAGTAAAAGGAAAATTTAGAAAAAATTATGAAATGTGGGGTCATACACCAAGTTATTGGAGAGGATTTGGAGCAAGAGAAAAAGAAATTTTTGCTAATTTATTTGCTCTTCAACACAATCAAAAAGCATACGATATCGTTAAAAAAATTATACCTAGAACAGTAGAACAATTTGAAAAGAAAATGCTTGAGCTAGAAAGGAGTTAATATGGCTTTATCTAAAGAAGAAAGAAGAAAAAGATTAACAGAAATAAAAGAACCTTTAGAATTATTTGAACTTTATGCAGAACATTTTGGAGAAGAATTTCCAGAAATAGGTACAAGAGATGGTGGTTTAGAGCAAGACATTATGTTTGAAGCAATATTTTATGATGACAAAGTAAAAGCTGAAAAAATACCAAAGAATAGAGATATATAAAAAAAAACCCCCTATTTCTAGGGGGTTAAGGGATTTTCTCTTAGGAGGAAAAAAGTATATATGAGAAATACTTTAAACCTTTATAATTCAATTATTGCCAAACTTCAATCGGAATTAAATCTTTCTTTACCCAGTTATCTACAACATTCTGAGTCTGATTAATTTGTTTATCGATATATCTATCTGCCCATTGTAGTGTAACAGTTCTTTGTACTGGTCTTTTATATTCATTGTCTTGCAACCAAAGTTTGACATATTTTGTTGGATTACCATGTCTATCATTTTTCACAAAAGAATTTTTGTGGTTAGCAATTTTAGACTTTTCTAATACTTTAATCCAACTCTTACTTATTGAGCATGATAATTCTAAAGGCTCATGTCTACTGCCAAAACAAGCACCATCTTGACCACCATAGATTGTTGTATAACCATGAACTGCAATGCCACCATGCTTTCTGCTCACCTTATGTTTGCATCCACAAACTTGGCAAGTACCCCAGTGAGTAGCCTGTTGTTCAGTGAATTTTATTTCTCTCTTCACTTTAGGTTTAGGTGTAATGCCCATGCTTTTGTATTTGTGCCAAAGCTCATATAACTTCATAACTTTTGGTCGATCATTTTCATGGTATTCAGAAAGATGTTTCTCTGGCTTGAAATTCCAGATATCTACACTTTGATATTCCATAATCTCTTTACCAATTAATTCTGGATGAGTTGGAAATTGTACACCAAAATTGTCAAATGTTTCACCATGAAATTCACCAGTTGGAATATCTCTCATCTTTAAAGTTCTGAAAGCATCATCAAGATATCTGGTAGCTTCTTTCTGACGAGACTTTGAATGGAAGCCACCTTCGGCTTCCATTTCAGCTTTTTGCAAATATTCTTCGTAAGTTCTATTCATTTGATTTCACCTTAATGGGATGCTTAAAGCACCCCACCCCTATCTGCATTTATTGAGAATACAACAAACTGACCTACAGCATTTTCAAATGCTTCAAAAGGATGCGAACCAGAAGCTGTAAATTCTTGAACATTTTCATCTTCACCAAAAGGATTAAATTGTTCTGGTAATCTAAAAGTACATCTAACTTCATCACCATCAAATGCTGTAACACAACCGACAACTTCATAATTAAAACCATCAACTGTATGCTTTACATTCCAGATTGGTCTTTCTGTAGCATAACCTAAGAATGAACCATCTGTTTCTCTTTCAAAATGAAAATGTGCTGATTTATCTGAACCTTTAGCATTAACATAATCACTATAAGGTGCATTAGAATGTGATGAAGGTAATTTGCTTTTAAATTCTTTTGGAAAATTATTTGTCATTTTTATCTCTCTACATTTGTTTGAACTGATAGTAGGATACGAAATAAATCACACAAAGTAAACTACAAAAAAGGTTCTTTTTATAAAATAGGGCATATTTTGTGATATTTTTGTTTAATTTAACTATATTTATGATATATCTGATATAAATATGTGTTGATGGAGTGTATTTTTGCCCATACCCAAGCCAACAAGTGGCGAATCGGAAAACGATTTTATGGCAAGATGTTTGGGCAACCAGACAATGCAAACAGAATATTCTAGTCGCAATCAGAGGGTTGCAGTTTGTTTATCACAATACAGAGGTAAAGAAGGGCAATCTATGGCAAGACAAAACTTAAAAAGAGAAATCGAAAAAGATGTTTTTTCCACAGAGGGAGAAGCACAAGATAGGGCAGAAGAAATAGGATGCTCTGGAACTCACAGCCATGATAGCAATGGTGAGCTTGTTTATATGCCATGTGCAAGTCATGCTGATTACACAAGATTAACTGGTGATGAATTAGAAACACCAAAATCAGATGAAGAAGTTCAAGAAGGCATTCTTGAATTTGAAGCAGAGCTAAAAGCATATTCCAGTGATGAAGAAAACAAAGGCGAGTTCACAGGATATGCTTCAGTATTTGGAAATGTCGATTTAGGTGGCGATATTGTAGAGAGGGGAGCTTTCCAGAAATCATTGAGAAGAAAAGGCTATCGTAAAGTAAAGATGCTTTACCAGCACGATACTAAACAGCCTATTGGTGTTTTTGATATGATTAAAGAAGATGAGAACGGATTATTTGTTAAAGGTCGATTAGCTATGCAAACTCAAAAAGGTCGAGAGGTCTATGAGTTGATGAAGATGGGAGCTATCGATGGATTGTCAGTTGGATATAGGGTAGATGCCAAAGGCTATCACTATGATGACAAGAAAAGAAAAAGAAGATTGAAAGAAGTCGATCTTATGGAGATTAGTGCTGTTACATTTCCAATGAACCCCAAAGCAAATTTGGTGAGTGTGAAATCTGACAGAACTATAAGGGAGTGGGAGACTTTCCTTCGAGAGGAAGGGGGGTTAAGCCGTTCCGAAAGTAAAATGGGAGCAAACGCTCTTACAAAGGCTTTAAACCAGCGAGAGGTTGGCGATGAGCAGAAAAATGATCTTGTTGCAACACTTCGCAACTTAACCGAAATCATCAAGAAATAAGGAGTATATAATTATGTCTGATGAAGTAAAAGAGGTGGTTGAGGGTATTGGTAAGGCTTTTGAAGAGTTCAAAGCCACTAATGACCAGAGACTATCTGAGCTTGAAAAAAAGGGAACAACTGATGTTGTGACCGAAGAGAAACTTCAAAGGATTGAAGCAGACCTAGACAAGTTTGAGGATATTAACCAAAAACTTACTGCTCAAGCCAGTGAAGCAAAATCTGTAAACGAAAAGTTAGATCGTTTAGAGACAATAGTGAAAAGACCAAATGCATCTTTTGAAGAGACAGAAGTAAAGGCAGAAGAAAAGGCTTTTACCAAGTGGCTTCGTAAAGGTAAGGAAGGTCTTGACGAAATGGAAACGAAAGCATTGGCAGTTAGTGACGATACATCTGCTGGTTTCTTAGCACCACCAGAATATGTGAGGGAGCTAATTAAGACAGTTACTGAAGTGTCACCACTCAGAAATATTGCTAGAGTTCGTTCCACAACTCTCAAGTCTGTACAAATGCCATCAAGAACTGCAACATTCTCAGCAGTTTTCGTAGCAGAGCAAGGTACACGATCTGAAACTACTGGTTATACAACTCAGTTAGAAGAAATCCCAACACATGAGCTATATGCACTTGTTGATATTTCTGAGCAACAGTTGGAAGACTCAGTATTTAATGTAGAAGCAGAAATGCAAGAAGAATTTGCAACTCAGTTTGCAAAAGCTGAAGGCACTGCTTTTATCAGTGGTAATGGTGTAGGTAAACCAGAAGGAATTTTAACAAATTCAAATATCTCTACTACAAATTCTGGTAGTGGTACTGCTTTAACAGCAGATGGTCTATTGACATTAGTTCATTCACTCAAGAGTGAATATGGCACACAAGGCTCATTCATATTCAACAGAACTACTCTTGGAGCAATAAGAAAGCTCAAGGACAGTGCTGGTCAATATGTATTCCAAGCTGGAATGATGCTTACTGCTGGTGTACCAAATACAATCCTTGGATATCCTTATGCAGAAATGCCAGATATGCCAGACGTTGCTGGTTCAGCAAAGCCTGTAGCATTCGGTGACTTCTCAAGAGGTTACATGATTGTCGATAGAGTAGCTCTGTCAGTATTGCGTGATCCATTTACTCAAGCAACATCTGGTAATGTCAGATATGTGGCTAGACGTAGAGTTGGTGGTCAAGTAATACTTGCCGAAGCTATTGCAACCCAAACCATTAGTGCTTAAAGGAGATTGCCATGAAAGATATGTCAAATTCAGTTGCTACAGCAGTATCAATTAAGAATGCTGTAAAGACTAGTGCAGAAAATGGTACTGGTGTTGATCTTCAAGGCTATGAAAGTGCAACAGTATTCGTAGATGTTGGTGCAGAAGGTGATACACTTTCTTCATCTGTACATTTTGAAATTTCATTAGAGCATTCTGATGATAATTCAACTTATACTGATGTAGCACAAGCCGATATAGTAGATGGAACAATCTCTGGTAGTGGTATCTTCCTAAAGTTAGATGGTACTGCTGGTGGTAATCCAGATACTGCTGGTGATATTTTTAGAGTAGGTTACAGAGGTGGCAAGAGATACATTCGTGTAGTTCTAGCCAAAACTGGTTCACATTCTAATGGTACACCTATTGGTGCTTTTGTAATGAAAGGTCATGCTAGACATTCTGCTGATAATGCTTTTACAGCACACGCTAGTTAAATAAAGTTTAGGGGGGTGTAGAAGCAATGATTTCCCCTCGGAGTTAAAATACCCCCCTAATACAAAATAGGAGATCGTATGGCTGTTAAAATGATAATGAGTGCTAAAGGAGCTACAGATGCAACTGGTGCAAAAGTTAAAACTTATACTGTTGGAGAGATTGTCGATACTTCAACAGAGTTTGGTAAAAATCTGGCAAAAACTTTTATTGATGCTGGATGGGCTGAAGAAATTAAAGTGGTTGAACCTACTGAAGTCAAAAGAGCCAGAAACACCGATGGAACTCTTAGAGCAGATGACAAAGAAACCCCAGACTACAATGAAGCATGGGAAGGTGGCAAAGCACCCCAAAAAAAGGGGTCGACCAAGAAAAAATAAATGACGGCTGGAATTTTTCACATTCACATTGAACAGGGAGCAGACCTAAATCTTACATTCACTGTAAAAGACAGCACTGGCTCTGCTGTCAATTTTAATGGTTACTCAGCCGTTAGATCAAAGTTTAAAAGAAAATTCACTGATACTACTGCATTAATAGAAGCAAATAATACAAACTCAAGATTAACATTTGGTGATACTACTGGTACAATCGTTATGGCGATACCAGCTTCAGTTACATCTGGATTAAATGTTTCTGAAGGAGTTTATGATATTGAAACAGTTGGTGCTAGTGGAAGTGTAGATAGAGTTTTACAAGGTAGTTTTGAAGTAAGTCCAGAGGTGACAGATTAATGACAACAGTAACAGTTACAGAACAGAAAACCACAGTAACAGCAACGAATACAGGAGCAAATGTTACGTTAGCTGGAGTACAAGGTCCCGAAGGTCCCTCTGCGATTGCTGGTAAAAGTGTTGCTACTGGAACTGTTTCAACTAATGGCTCTATAGTTGCTTACAATAGTTCTACAGATAAATGGGAAACCACAGTTGTTCCAGTTGGATTAACTATTACTGGTGGAACATTTTGAGGAGTGTAGTAGAAAGAAATGAAGAAAATTTATTAGTTGATGGAAATTTTGATAGAAAAGTAATTCTCAATCAGTTAATAAAAGATTATAGATTTGATAAGAGAGATGAACCAAAAGAATATGTATATGAAGTTGTCTATCTCATCAATGTTGTCTTACCAAGAGTTGGTACGATACTAGAGGAAAAGCAAGTGCTAGACCTTAACAAAAGCCAGAAGGTTAATTACGAAATTAAGACAAGTAAAGCTACAATAGTGAGGTAATATGGCTAATACATTACAGATTAAAAGGTCAAACAGCACAGCAACACCTTCATCACTTAATTATGGCGAATTAGCTTATTCACAAAACTCTAGTAAGTTATTTGTAGGACAAGCAGATGGAAGTTCAGTTGAGGTTGTTGGTGGTTCTGGTGCTTTTTTAAGGTCAGATACAAATGACACATTCAATGGAAATCTAACAGTAACTGGAACATTAACAGTTCAAGGTTCGACAACAACAATCGAGTCAAACACATTAACAGTTGGCGATAATATAATTGTTCTTAACAATGATGTTACAGGAACACCATCCCAAGATGCTGGAATAGAGATAGAAAGAGGAAGTTCTGATAATGCTCTTATTGGCTGGAAAGAAGATGGCGATATATTTGAATTTAAGGTTGGCTCATCTGCTGGAAGCATAGGAACAGTTGCTAATATAACAGCAAGTGGAAATCTAAGTGTTGATGGAACTTCTAATTTAGATGATACAGATATTGATGGAACATTGGTTGTTGATGGTTCTAATATATCCCTAGATAGTACAAGCACACTTAACATTGATT